TTCATTTCGGGCGGTGGTGGCGATGACGTTTGACCAAGAGCTCATACTCGTCAGCACCAAGGAAGAAGAGAACGAACTGGGCGACATCGTGCTGGTGCCGGTCCGACGTCCGGTGCTCTGCGATGTGATGTCTGTGACCAGGAGTGAGCACTACCAAGCCGCGGCGCACGGGCTCAAGCCGGAGATGGTATTTGTGGTTAATCGCTACGAATACCAGGGCGAGAAAGAGGTCGAGTTTGAGGAGCGGGAGTACCGAGTGATGCGGACATACCTACCCAGGCGCTCCAAGAGTATCGGTGATTTCGAAACCATCGAGCTAGTCTGTGAGGGGGTGGCCCACGGTGCCGGTGCCTAAGTCTGTGACCAAGATCAAGAAGGACGGCGTGACCTATATCTCCAGCGTGGACCGCACTCAGTACACCATCACCGAGCTTTCGAGGGCAGCTTTCCGGGATGTGGCGAAGCTACTCCGACGCCGTATCAAGGATATGGCTCCCGTCGATACCGGAAACCTGCGCCGAAACGTTGGGTCCTGGGTCCGCAAGGCCGAGGATAGCGATGCCCCCTATCTGCAGGTCGGTGTCTACGACAAGGAGCGGGCCAGGAAAAAGGGGTTGCAGGACGCCTACTATGCGACCTGGCAGGAGCTAGGGAATAGCAGGCACCCNGCAGCTAATGGTGGGCGTGGCTTTCTCCGTCCGGCAGTGCAGGATAGCATCGACGACATTAGGCGTATCCAGGGCAAGTACCTCTCGGAAATCGAACGAGAGAACCGGGCAATGGGGCTGATCGATGAGAGCGAGGAGATCAGCAATGATTGAACTTAGAAAAGCGCTACATGCGCACATCAGGTCCATCCACCCCAGGGCCTATTTCCAACGAGCTCCAGACACAGCTCAATTTCCGTATCTGGTGTACCAGATGGAGATTCGGGACGACGGGGAGGCCCTCCAGCTAATCACTCTAGATATTGACGGTTGGGATAGGCCGGAAGTGGCGGGCGACACAACCGAGATCGAGAATCTTATGGTCGCAGTTAATGCTGGCATGAACAAGGCGACGCTGACTACCGATACCCTGGCAGTCAGCTTTTATTTGCACAGAAAACTACCCCTGCTAGATGACGACCCGCGGATACTCCGCCGGAAGTACATCTACGAGGGGCGCATGTTTGAAAGGGGAGTATAAAATGGCTCTGACACGGCAACAGGTAGAAAACATTCAGATCGATCATGGTTTGGTATTTGTCAACTATGGCGAGACCGACCAGAAACAGCTAGGCCCCACTAGGGGCGGTGGTGAGTTTGTTGTAACAAAGAACATCCGCGACATCGAGTTTGACGGGCGCAAAGGTAAAACAAAAGGTTTGCAGGTGATTGACGAAATAGATGCGCAACTCACAGTCACGCACCTGGATGCGAGTTTGGAGACACTCCAGCTGGCCATGCCCTATGCGAAGTACGATGAAACGGGAAAAAAGATCACCTGCGGCAATGACTCCGTCGGCATTATCCCCGAAGAAGCATATCTCAAGAACGTCACAATGTTCGCCAAAGTTGTTGGCGGCGGTTACAAGAAGATCACCTTGTATAACGCCATGAGTGAGGCGGATTTCACGCTGACAGCTGCACCAAAAGGGGAAGGCGAGATGCCCCTTGAGGTATACGCTCACTGGGATGCCTATGACGACACGGCGCCACTCTACGAGATCGAGGACATCGAGGCAATAGAGGATCCGCCAACGGTTCCGTAATAGCGGATGGGCAACGGCTACACAGGCAGGGGAAACCCTGCCTAATCTCTTATTAGGAGGCGTGACATGATTACCCTGAAACAAGGCATGAAAATAAGCGCAATCATAGACAAGATGGACTTGAAGCTCAAGACGAGGACGATAGGCAAGGATGGCAAGAGCGTGCCAGTCTCCCAGGAAGAGCTTGGCGCGGACCTGATAATGCAGGCACTGGCTAAGGCTCACCGGGCCGAGAAGGAAATTTACTCGCTTGTAGCCGACATCCGAGGCTGCACAATCAAGGAGGCTCAAGACGTTGACCTCGTTGAGTTCATTCAGGAGCTTGTGGCAGACGAGGGCGTGAGGGATTTTTTAGGCTCTGCGGTAGCGTCCCAGGCCCAAGAATAGCCGAGCTGCTATCGACATACGACGCGGGGCTAATTGCGGATCTACCCATATCAGTAGCCGTTGAGTATGTGGCTCGTGCACTTGAGCAGGAGCGGGAGAGAGAGCTTTACGACATATGGAAGAGGCTGTATCCCTGGATGGCCGCGGGGCTGTTGGAGTTTAAGCCATACAGCGAGTTTAAGGACGCGATTTTGAAGCCTCAGATCCAATACAGCAACAAAAGCTTTGAAGAGGTTGAG